AAAGCCTTAAATATATCCTCGATATTCGAAGGTACCGGGCCATACTCCATCGCGATATAAGTATCGCCGGTGATACTACGACCATACCTCGAAAGATGAGATTGATCGGCATAATATAAAATCTTGCAGATTTTATGAAGATCTTTCCTTTCGATACATTGGGCTATATACAATATAGCCTGTATCGCTACATCTTTACGAAACAAATGATTCATACCTTTATTCCCTTCTCATGATAACGTCGTATTCTTATCCAAAATCCAAGCAATAGTATTATTTAAGAACGCTTCGACTCTACGAACAACGTACAAGATCCATATCTCGTTCGCCTGTTTCATCGATACATTAGGCCGGCATCGAAGAATAATCTTCGCAAAAATAAGAATTATATTTTATATTTAGCACCCAAATGATAAAATCATAATATTTCTTGCACATACACGCCACTGACTTATCTACATGACGAATCCTTTGTCTATGTATATATCCTATACAAGGTAGAACTATTCTAAAAGGAATTAGCAAAAAACACAAAAAAAGCATCGGAAAGGATTAAAGTCACCGATGCTATTAGAAAAACGAAAAAATCTAAATCTTGTATTAAACAATAACTAGTCTGCCAATTTTAAGGATTGGACAGACTTTGAGTCAATCGAACCGAATCTATTATAGGGAGCGGGTACTTCGAAAGATTCGTCCCAGCCGTTTTGACAACTAAGATTCCTCGCATGGTACCGATCGCCACATTAATAAGAAGTGGCATGATGTAAGTAACCGTGATGCCATCTTTATCATGCGTAGTAATGAATCGATCCAAACCGTTCACTCTAAATTCAAAGCGATATACACATTCAAGGATTTTATCGTCCTCCAATTCATACCTAACACCGAATATTAGGGCAATCTTATCACTCTCCACTTCGGGTTGAACCTGATTGAAGAAACCAAGTTTTATATTTCCGGGCTGCACATTTTCAGTAACCTTGCCCGGCAACATCATAAAACTTACTTCATCGACAGAAGTAAGCCCCATTTGAACATTTACATCACGCCCTGCCATAATAAATTAGTTTTCGTATAAAATAACACATGAATTAGTCTCATGACTAGTATAACTATTGCCAGGTGTCCCTAATGAGCTGTTATAAAAAGGCATCGACATAAAGACATACTTAGTCTCCGGATCTCGGCGAACTTCAACGATAGGCTCCCCGAGAACCGCTGAAATCTTAGCAAGAGTCGCCGTTGTAAAACCATGAGTTCCTGTCAGCCATCTTGAGATTTCCGAATCGCGCTTACCCATACGGGAAGCGAACTCGTGTTGAGTCAAATTCTTAGCTTTGAGAAGGTCATAAATTCTGTTTGCAATGTCAATGTTGAGATTTACCTCCTCCATCACCTCAGGAGCAACATTTGCAACACATTGTTCAAATAGTGGAATCTTCTTCATAATTTATATTTAAATGGTGATAGTTTCAATTATCGGTTTCATTTTATCGAAGTCATAGTAATTGACATGAGCTTTTTTGGATTCAACAAAAATCTGATGTTCAATCTGCCTGAGTTGATTTACTATACTGAGTAGAACCGGATCTTCTTGAAAAGTGTCAGTTCTCTTTATGCCGCCATTCCCTATGACAAGTATCTTATCCGATATCCGGATACAATATAATCGCAACGTTCCAACAGACCGATCTTTGCGGCGAAGGGAGACACAAAGCGGTATGGCTTTAATATTTCCTCCTTCCAGTCTAAAAAGGTTTTCTCTCGCGCCACAATCATCAGTCATTTTCTTAATGACGCTAATAATAGCATCGAAATCTCTCTTCAACTGGGGATAAGGATCTCTATTGATAAACATGAATTTCTCGAACTCGGTCGCAGTCTCCCCATCAAATTTTGGAGAATAAATGCTGATATTCTCAGACTCTATTACCAGTTCAAGTTTTCCCATATAAAACTATACAACGATTGGGGATTGCAAAGATATAGCAAGTTATCGTGTTTTCCAAGCAAACTTAACAAAAAAGTGAATTTTTCAGATTTTATCACATATTCGGCACACGGGGCAATCTATATGACTTTACAAGCGGATTTTCAAACCTCCTTACAACGAGTGATTCTTATAAAATTCGGTCGACTTCTTCAGCCGCTGGTCGTTGAATGCATCGGCTACTATGCCGACAAACTCCCTACCCATGCTGTCAGCCATAAAATCTCGCAAGTTCATCACCGACGAGTAGTATTTGGTCGAGAACCACCGGCGACGCTCTCTTACTTTCTTCCGACCTTTTTGTCCGGGATATATATCCCCAGGATTTCCCCGCCATACCTCCCGGCCTGTCCCGTAATCCTGCCAAAGGCCATATTCGAGAAAACACTGTACGATGACGACCTCGGAGAACCGGCCGTCGGCACGCACGGGGAGAGCGGCCACCGAATCGAGCAAACTCCCGGTGTCTATGATGTCCATATCGACGATCTTCTCTTTCCAGATGTCGATCATCGTCCCGTTAAACGCCCCTATAAATTTGGCCCGTTCTTCGAGCGCCTTCTCTTCGGTAATATTATTCCCATTCATCGGCGTTAAGTCTTAAATCGGTGTAGGTGCTCACGGATATGTTGAAAAAGGAGCAGGCGCAGCCGGAAAAGAAATATTTGTCTATCTCGCTGAATCGGATTTTCTGGTCGATGAAGATTCGGTTCTCGGCGAGGCGCGTGCTCTCGAGAATCAGTTTCGACATGAACTGGCGAAAAATTTCCCGTTGCAAGTCGAAGGCTTCCATGCGGGCCTTCATATCGTCGATTTTATGCCGCACGGCGAAAAACACTGTTTTTGTCCGAACGGTATGCGGGCTGTTGGTCAAATCGGTGGAGCCGGAGGACACGTCGCTCACGCATACGAACGCCGTAGAGCTCTGCATGCGGGCGAGCGCTTCCTCGAAGCCTTCCAAACTGCTCACGAGACAGAATTTGAAATTCTTCGACCGGGCGAGTTTGTTGGTTTCGGTCAGCCGCCGAAAGAAATCGGCGGCATCCCAGTTGAACGATTTACTTTCCATACTGTTTCTTTAATTCTTCGTACTCTTTCGCCTGGGCATCGAGCTCGGCCAAAGCTCGCCAGGTGTCCATAGACAATACTTCACGCTCTTTGGTGATATCTCCTTTGGTAAGGGCTCGTATCTGAGCGTTCATCGCTTCTTGCAATCGTCGGCCGAGAGGCGCTCCCTGTTCGAGCAGGTTTTCCGACGTCATCGAACCCGCCGGTCGGAGAAAGCTCGGGAAAGTCCGCGAGAACAGCTCTTTGAGCGAGGCGAACCAATAGAAGGTAGAAAGTTTCTCGGCGGCGTTCGTCTTTATGCCCGGCGCATTGTACAAGATACCGGCCATCTCGTTGAGAAGTTCTTGCTTCTGCGTAGAAAGATAGCCCTGATACAGGTTGTCGCAGTAGATGTATTTTTCGAATTCGACTCCTTGAAAATCGGCGGGGAGAGCGGCATGTTTCCTTATTCGGGAGATTCTCACCGGATATTCGGGAATCTCGACGATCCAATCGAGCTCGTGGATAGCCGAAGCTATCAGTTCCCGACTGACTTTGAATGTTTCCTTATCGTGCCGCACGATGTAATCATGTTCGTCGTACCGGCATTCTATCCTGATTTTTCCCCACAAGAAGAAGCAATAGGTCTTGATTTGGTCGGCCGAAAGGTTGTCCAAAAACAAATCGTAAAGATAATAGAGCTGCCTATCGGTCAACTCCTGCCACGATACGGGCAATGTAATCGCTATTTTCCTATTCATATCAAAAAAAATTAAAGTCAAAACCAATATCCTCCGCTCTTTTTATCGTTCTCGAAAACGGGAGGGTCGAACAGCCCGGCCGTTCGGGAGGCGTGCCATTCGGGATATTTATCGGGATTCTCCCGAATAAAGTTCACGAGGTCAGTGAGCGCCCTTTTATCGAGAGGGGCTCCGGGTATTGCCCTGGCGATAACCTGGCGGACCCGGCCGGCCAGTCGGGCATAACCCGATCCTTTCTCGAAGGGGGCCGCGCGTAAACGAGTCATCAGTTCGGGCGAAATAAATTCATCGGCCGCCTCGTTTTCGAGAGGCTCAGCGATATTACGAACCCTGAGGTACTCGTCCCACATGGGTTTTTCGGGGTCGATCAGCCCGGAAAGGTGACCGGCCAAAGGCAGGAACAATGAAGAGGAGAACCACTCCCCCTGAGGGGTCTCGGCATAGCCATCTATATCCGCCAGGGCTATCACCATAGTAGAAACAGCTTTATCTCGCATCTGAGCCAAAGAGAACATCAGGCGCTCGATTCGCTCTTTCGATGCCGGTACGACATTCTGGTTATTGACGATACCGAAGCCGTTAGGAGTGAGTACCAGGTCGAGCGAAGGGACCGCCATACGGAATGCCTCGTTGGCGACATAGACCGATGCGGCATTTCGCAGCGCCTCGGGCATCGACCGGGGATTTGCCAGCATCTCGGGACCGATGAAAATATCGGACAGCGAGGCTTCGACGAGCCCCATATAGGGTTCTATCTTCTCATAGAGAGAACTCTCCCCTTCTACGGCGGACATAACGTTGGGGATAAAGCGCCTTAATTCGAAATCGTTCGAGATGATCATATTTCGGGAGTATTAACGGTAACTGTTTTCGCATCGTTTTTTTCGTCGAGCGTCGTGAGCATAATGAAGGGGCAGTCGGGATATGCGCCTTTCCATTCGTTGAATCGGATAACAAGGTTGTGAACGGTGAAGAGCAAATCGTGATAGGGCTTCTGCAAAGCCTGGGCGATAGTGTAGAGTTCGCGCTTGTCGCTCCCGCTGTTGTTGGTCTGCGCCTTCCCCGGCACAGAGCCGACCAGGTTGGAATGTACCCGCATGGTGAAGCATATCATGTTCACGGCCTCGATGATATCAGATGCCCAGTCGCCGCCCTCCTTGTCGGTCTCTATCTTGTTGATGACGACATCATGTACGACATCGCCGTTCGGATTGGTGTAAACCTGGGAGAACCAAGCCTTCCCGCTATTTTCGACACCGGTAAGAAATTCGAGTATTTTCTTCTTCTCTTCGACAACCCTCGCCTGTTGTTTGGCTCTATCCGTGATTCCTTCGGCCCGGAAGATACCGGTCCAATATTTGTCGGAAATTTCAATGTGGTATTTGATGGGCGCCGAGTTCTTGAGTTTAGCCTCCTTGGCCAGGCCAATAAGTCGCTTGATGTTGTACCACCGTCCCCGGAATAGCGAAGCATAATAGGGTATCGGATAATAGGTATTATCGGGAGTAGGAACCTTTGTCAGAACGGCAAATTTCCTTGTGTCCGTTCTCATGCGTGTTTCCCCGTCGTCGCCGGGCATGCGCCCCATGCGCACCATAAGGTCGCAGAGCGGAGCATTCAAGTCGAGCAGGTCGATGATTTCGACCTGGTCTTCCATCGGCTTAGCTTTCCGCCAATTTGCATAGTACAGTTTGTCGATGCGGCCATCTGAATCGGCAACCCCCAGGCGACAGTAACAGGCTTCTTTTCTTATTAACCGAATTATTTTCGAACCGTCTCCGTTCAAAATAATGACATTCACGCAAAAGGCAAAGTATTTGAAGTCCTGACATACACCCAGATAGTTTGTCGGTATATTATTCCCGACGAAGAA